TTGCGGCAATCGGAACCGCGCGCAAGAGCGTGCCCCGCACTGTCCACGGCCGAAGTTCCAGCCTTCAAACAGGAAAATGGTCGGGATGACAGGATTCGAACCTGCGACCCTCTGCTCCCAAAGCCGGTGGGAATTTCAAGAATTCAAAGGCTTGGCTGTAAAACGGTGCGAAAACCAGCCCAATAGAATCAAGAGGTTGGTCTCAGGGCGTAAAACGAAACAAGGGTCGCAGAGCAATCTTGCGGCGTTGGTCCGTGCGGCTTGAGCTCAAGCCCGGCGTCGGCGGGGCCGATAGCCGGGGCGTGCCGGTGGGGTGCTGTGGCTATGGCAACCCCTTGGAGGTCTGCACTGCGCAGCTTTCGTCCGGGCGCCGCTGTCTGCTGTGCGAGCGCACCGGCGGATTTCCCTTGCCCGCGTGGTGGCGCGGGGCCTGCGAGGCCGAGGATCTGGCGGGGCCGAGCGTCCAGGTAGTGCCGATGCGAACGCCCTCGCTGCCCTGGGCGGTCATCTGCTTCCTCGAAACCAGATACGTCAACCCGCGCTGGCCAATCGTCGGCGCGCGCGATGCGGCCGAGGCCGTGCAGCTGGCGATGGCGCGCGGCCTTCAAGCCGCAAACGCTTCCCGCTTGGAAGTGATCGGGCCGGGCCACTGGCGGGCGCGGCGGGTGGTGGTGCTTGCGCGCGATGCCTTCGCACGCGTGGAACGGGGGAAACAAGATGCTGGAATTTGAACTGAGGTTCGACCGCGATGCAGCTGGCTTGATTGTCGGCATTGCCTGCAAGATCGGCCCGGCGATCGAGCGGGAGCCGGTTATGACTGCGCCCGGCTGCGCGGTGATCGAGGTCGAGCGCTTCCTGGGCGCGGCGCTGCGCGAGGGCTGGGCGGTCGAGGGGCGCAACCCTGCGGGCCTTCTGCACGCTGCCTATCGCAAGTGGGCTGAGCAGCACGGACAGGCCGGTCTTTCGATCAAGGGCTTCAACCACGCGATGCACGCCGCTGGTTTCGTCCAGATCAGCTCGAACGGGCGCAAGTGGCTGCTGCCGACCGGCACTGCTGAAAGGCTTTGCCCCCACGCCCCCGGCGGTGCCGGGCTTCAGCCTTCCGGGGCGGGAAGCAGGCGGCCGGGTGCCGGTGCAGGGGTGCGGGGCTGATATGGCCCGGCCCGCTACTCTTCCGCGTTCGATCGTCCCGGAAGGTCAATCAGGCCTGGTATGGAAGGCTGTAACCCGCAGAATTCTGCCATTCGTCGGCTATCGCGGAAGGTCGGAAGGCAATTCCCAGCTCCCCCATAGAGCGTTCGAAAAAACTCGCGTGTGGGAATTACCTCATTTTCCCTTCCATCCCCTCCATTGTTGCAAGAAATGCAATGTAGAGAATGAGAAGGGATTGAAAGGCCTAGAGAAGTTTGGGCTTCGCCACCTGCTGCCGACCTTCCATAGGGCGAAAATCTTCCCTTCCATCGATTGGAAGGTGGAAGGGAACGACCACCCCCGGGGGGTGGTCGAAAGTCTGCAATCTCAATCGCTTGGTGACCACCGCCCCCCTCACTCAAAGACTTTTTTCAGCGCCGACGAAATTTCAGGGGCAGGCGCTAGGGGCTTCTCGCCCTGGAGCGGCCTAGGAGCGCGCGCGGCGCAGTGGGGCGGCGCGCGAGGTCGCGGGCTTGGACTTGCGCTCTGTGTGGCTCTGGCTGGCGCAGCGCGGGCCTATCGTGGCGATCGAGGGCGGGGGCGGATCGATGGCCGCGCCGGATAATAAATTCACGCTCGACCTGCTGGGCGACCCGGCTGACCCGAACAAGGGCGCAAGCGGTCGGCCGCGCCATGTCGCGACGGCGGCGCTGCGCCAGCGTGTCGCGCAGCTGCGCGCCCGGGGCATGGGGCAAGACGCGATCGCCGACGCGATCGGGATCACCGCGCCGACGCTGCGCCTGCACTACCGCGACGAACTTGGATCGAAATCGAACGCCTGGCGCCGCTGGGCGAGCAAGGAGGAAAACGACAATGGCAGTCCGTGAAGAGGTGGTGCGCGCGGTCGCGCAAGACGTTCGGGACGCAATCAACAGGGGGGCGGGCTGCACTGCCACCGGCGGCGAAGTGCTGAAGGCTGTTGCCCTGGTGTTCGGTCAAGTGATGTCGAGCCTGCCGCCCGAGGCCGTGGCGGCGTGGCTGCGCCGGGAGGCCGCACGGATCGATGCGCTCGCCCGAACTTCGGCGGTCAACCTGGGCGAGCTGGAGACCCGGCAGTGAGCGCTGAACTTCTCGAAGCGGCGCGGGTGCGCGCCATGTTCGCGCAGCTGATCGGCAATCTGGCAACCGCCGGTGTCGCTGCGCCGGTGATCGGGACGGGCGCATTGCTGGCGCTGATCGAGTTCATGATGCTCAACCAGGGCGTCGAGCCGACCGCCGTCTGGCTCCACAACCACGGCCGCGCCGTCGATGAGACCGGGGACGATTGGCTTGCCGCGCTGAATCTTGACGGTCGCCGCAATGATGGTTAATCATTGGGCTCTCAAGTGCGCGGGATGCGCAGTTGACCCGACCCAACGTCCGGGATGGACGCACGGATCGGCCACAAACCTGACTTTCAGGCTTATGGCGGAGTGCGTCCTTTGAACAACCAGGCATTTCCTTTTCAGATCAAAGAACTTTCGCAGACCGGCGAGATTGTCGGGCTGGCTGCTGCCTTCGGCAACGTCGATAGCGGCGGAGATCGTATCTTGCCTGGCGCGTTTGCGGCCTCGCTCGCCGAACATCGCAGCGCCGGAACGACGCCGGCGATGTTGCTTCACCACGATATGCAACGCCCGATTGGTGTCTGGACCGAACTTGCAGAGACCCGCGAGGGACTGCTTGCCAAGGGCCGGATCACCATCGACGCAAAGGATGGCCGCGAAGCCTATGAGCTCGCCCGTTCCGGTGCACTGTCGGGCCTCTCGATCGGATACAAGGTCGAGCAGGAACGCCTTGCGGCAACTTCGCGCGACCTGGTGAAGCTGAAGCTGTTCGAAATCTCCCTGGTCGCAATGCCCATGAACAACCTGACCCGGCTTCACTCGGTCAAGACGATTGGCAGCGTCCGGGACATCGAAGACCTGCTGCGCAGCGGGGGCTTGTCTGGTCGGCAGGCCAAGGCGGCGGCGAGCGCGGCTTGGAAGTCCGTCAATCCAACCCAACACGACGACGAAGCAAAGGCCGTGCTGGCCGATGCAATTCGGCGCCTGGCCAAACTGTAAAGGAACACTGGCGATGAACGATATTGCTGAGCTGCTGAAGCAGCATACCGATGGGGTCGAACTGAAGTTCGAGGAATACAAGACGCTCACTGCCGCGATGGCCGCGCGGCTCGACGATGTTGAGCAGAAATCCGCCCGGGGCGGCGGCGGCTGGGTCATCGAAACGCCCGGGCGGCAGTTCGTTTCCGATGAAGGGGTGAAGGGCTTTCTGATGGCGCCGGGCGGCGGTCGGCGCGTCGGGGTCGAGACCAAGGCAACGCTTACCAGCGCGGTGACGAATGCCGCCGGTTCGGTCGGGGATTCGGTTGTTGCGAGCCGCGATTCCGCGCTGACGCTTCCCCGGCGCAGCCTGTTCCTGCGCAACCTGTTGCCGGTCATCCAGGTGACCAGCGGCAGCGTCGAATATCCCAAGGTCAAGACGGTGAACAGCGCCGCCGCGACTGTCGCGGAAGGCGCGCTGAAGCCGGACTCCGATATGCAGATGGAACTGGTTACGGTGCCCATTCGCACGATTGCGCACTGGATGCTTGCATCGCGGCAGGTGCTGGATGACGCCCCGCAGCTGCAGGGCCTGATCGATAGCGAGCTGCTCTATGGCCTCGCCCTCGAAGAAGAGTCGCAGCTGCTCAACGGCGGCGGCACCGGCACCGACCTCAACGGCATCTACACCCAGGCAACCGCATTTGCAGCCGGGTCGAATACGGTGACTTCGCCAAACAAGATCGACGTCATCCTCTACGCCATGCTGCAGGGCGCGCTGTCCGACCTGCCGCCGACGGCGATCGTGCTGCATCCGAGCGACTGGACGAGTATGCGCGGGATCAAGGACGGGCAGGGCAAGTATCTGCTCGGGGATCCCGCTGCAGCGGTCGAGCCGCGCCTGTTCGGGCTGCCGGTGGTCGCAACCCAGGCGCAGACGGCGGGCTCTTTCCTGGTGGGAGACTTCGCCGGATCGGCGGTGCTTTATGACCGCTGGTCTGCGCGGGTCGAGCTTTCGACGGAAGACGGCGACAACTTCCGCAAGAACCTGGTGACCATCCTGGCGGAAGAGCGGATCGGGCTGGCCGTGAAGCGCACGGCAGGTTTCATCAAGGGCACCTTCAGCGGCGCGATCACTGACCTGACCTCGTAACCTGACTTGCCGGGCTGGGCCCGGCGCACAAGCCCCCGGGCTTTCGCCTTGGTCGGCGGAAGCCCTGCCCGGAGGTCTTTCAGGGTGTCGGCCTCCGGGCACCTTTCTTGGAGTATCCCGCATGGCTGTTCAAATCGGATCCCTGCTAATCAGCCTGGGGCTTGAGTCCGGGGCGTTCAAATCCGGGCTGGCCGATGCCGACAAGGAGCTCAAGAAGGCGACCCGCCGCATGGAAGCGGTGGGCAAGTCCATGCAGAACCTGGGCCAGCAGCTCTCGCTGGCCGTTACAGTGCCGCTGATCGCCATGGGCGCGGCGGCGGTGCGCGGCTTTCAGGAACAGCAGCAGGCCATGGCGCAGGTAGAGGCCGCGCTGAAGAGCATGGGCGGCGTCAGCGGAAAGACGGCAGCCGAGCTGGAAAAGGCCGCCGACGCTCTGGAAATGAACAGCCTGATCGATGCGGACGTGATCCTGAAACAGGTGACGGCGCAGCTGCTCACCTTCGGCAACATTGCGAATGCGGAATTCGACCGCGCGCAGCAGGCCGCGATCGACATGGCGACCCGCCTTGGAAGCGAGCCGCAAGCGGCGGCGATCCAGCTGGGCAAGGCGCTGAATGATCCAATCAAGGGCGTCTCTGCCCTGACGAAGGTTGGCATTCAGTTCACCGATGCGCAGAAAGCGCAGATCAAGGCGATGGTCGAGGTCAATAACGTCGCCGGTGCGCAGGGTATTATCCTGGGCGAGGTCGAGCGCCAGTTCAAGGGCGCGGCGAAAGCGGCCGCCGATACGTCGCCATGGCGGCAGGCGAAGGTGGCGATCGGACAGGCCGGGGACGAAGTAGGCAAGGCCCTTAACCCGTATGTCGAAATGGCGGCGAAGAAGATTGCCGAGCTGGCGCGCGCCTTCAACGAGCTGCCGCAAGGCACGAAGAACCTCATCATGGGAGCCGCCGCTGTCGGGGCAGCGCTGGGGCCGGTTATCTCGATCCTGGGCACGGTGGTTTCAGCGACCGCGCCCTTTACCGCCGCGATCGGCATGATCGGATCGTCGGGCGGCGTCATGGCGGCGGCGAGCGCTGCGATCAGCGGTCTAGGTGCTGCGCTTGGTCCTGTCCTGGTTCCCCTTGGCCTGGTCGCGGCTGCCGGGGCCGTGATCTATGCCAACTGGGACAAGATTGGCCCGGTGCTGGAAGAGCTGTGGACGACCGCGCAAAAGGTGCTCGGGCCGCCGCTGCAAGAACTGGTGACTAGCATCTCCGGCACGCTGCAAGAGCTCTGGAAGGGGCCGCTGGGTGAAGGGATTCGCATGGTGGTCAGCGCGCTTGGCGACCTGCTTACCGTGCAGCTGAAGGTGTTCGGCCCGGTGGTGATCGGAGTGCTGAAGGTGTTGGTTAGCTATCTGTCCAACACCTTCAAGGCGATCGGCGATGGCGCCCGTGCAATCAGCGCGCTTTTCAAGGGTGATTTCAGCACGGCGGCTGCTGCGATCGATTCGGCCATGAACCGCGTGTTCTTCGGACTGCCGCACAAGGTGCGGGATTCGGTCAAGAAGCTGGTCGAGGCCGTGCGCGAATGGATGGTCGACAAGCTCGATGCGGTTTGGGAATGGGTGCGCGGCAAGATCAAGGTGGTCGGCGATGCATTCTACAAGCTGTATGACGCGGTGGTCGGCCATTCCTATATCCCCGACATGGTTGACGGCATCGCGGCGCAAATGGCGCGGCTCGATGCGGTCATGGTCGACCCGGCGAAGAGCGCGACCGAACAGGCACGGCAGGCCTTCGAAGAGCTGGGCCGTGATGTGCAGCAAATCATGTCACGCCTGTTTCCCGAAGCCCGGGCGATCGCCGACCTTCGGGGCGAGCTGGGCTCGCTCGATCGGGGTATCGCTGCCGGCGGGGCCGGTGGCTATTCACCTGATCAGCTGCGCGCCGCGCGGCAGCGTCTGTTGCAGAATGCCGACCCGGCGACCCGTGCCGGGGTGGCTCTTCCGCTGTCCGACTATGTGAACCTCTACGGTGGCAGCCTTGGCCCGGATATGCAGCAAATCCAGGCCGAGCTCGACAACATCGGCAAGGCCGCGAACGACAACGCCGCCGGGATCGAGGTCGCGAACGTGCGGATCGTCAACAGCTTCAAGGACATGGTAGAGCAAACCATGTCGGCGATCGGCAAGCTGGGCGATGCGATCAAGGGCGGCGACTTTTTCGACATTCTCGACGGGCTGGTCGGGCTGGGCATCCAGCTGGGCAGTATCGGCTTGTTCGGCAAGGGTGCGCAGAACGCTATCAATGCGCCCAAGGCGTTCGCCCTGGGCACGAACTACGCCCCCGGCGGGCTGGCGCTGGTCGGCGAGCGGGGGCCGGAGCTGGTTAACCTGCCGCGCGGTTCGACGGTTACGCCCAATCACCGGCTTGGCGCGGGCGGTGTCACGAACAACTATTTCAGCGGCAACTTGATGACCCCGGAATTTTGGGCACGGATCCATGCTGGAGACGCGCAGGCCGCCCAGGCGGGGGTGCAGGGGGGCTTGCAGCAGCTGCGCTACATGAATTCCCGCCGCTGGGCTGGCTGAAGCC